GAACTCGCGGGGTGGGATGACGAGGTTTTGGCCGCCACGCTGGGGGCTATCGCAGCGGACGACCCCGACTTGCTCGCGGCGGCGGGGTACGACGAAAAGGAACTCGAACAGTTGATGGCGGAAACCTTTGGCGAAGTGGTCGAGGATGATGTACCGGAACCGCCAGCCGATCCGATAACGAAGCCGGGCGACTTGTGGGCGCTGGGTGAGCATCGGGTGCTGTGTGGTGATTCTACGAAGGCGGAAGATGTTGAGCGGGTGATGGGCGGGGCGGTGGCTGATTTGGTTGTTGCGGACCCGCCTTATGGAATGAATTTAGATACAGATTATTCCAAGTTGCCAAGTACAAAAGCAGAGGGAAACAAAAACTACGAACCTGTTTTTGGCGACGATGCCGACTTTGATTACCGAGAAATAAAGTTACCGCAACATTCTGAGGGGTTTTGGTTCGGTGCCGATTACTATGCGAGAACATTGCCCCAAGGCGGTTCGTGGATTGTGTGGGATAAACGCGTCGAGGAACAATTTGACAAAATGTTCGGCAGTGCGTTTGAGTTGATATGGTCAATCGCTAGGCATAAACGGGAGATTATTCGTCATAATTGTACATTATTTTCAGGTAACAATGAAGCCCGAGGCAGGGTGCATCCAACGACAAAGCCAACGGCGGTTATAGCATGGATTATTAAGCGGTACGGCGGGCGTGGAATAATCCTCGACCCCTTCCTCGGCAGCGGCACAACCCTAATCGCAGCCGAACAACTCAACCGAAAGTGTTACGGTCTGGAAATATCCCCCGCTTATTGCGACGTGATAATCCAGCGATGGGAAAATCTAACAGAACAGAAAGCGAAACTACTATGAAAGGCCGCAGACCAATCCCCGCAGCTATCAAGATACACGAAGGCAACCCCGGCAAGCGACCGATTCAAGAGGAACCGAAGCCCATGCAAGGTTTGCCGCAGCCGCTCGACACGCTCGACGATACCGCCAAGGGAATCTGGGACGATGTGCTTCGCACGATGGGATGCAGCGGCGCGATTACGTTGGCCGAAGCACCGCTGCTTGAACTGTTCGCGGCGACGTATTCGAACTACAAAAAGGCAGAGGCGATGGTTGAGATCAGCGGCTACGCTTTGAAAGTCAAGAACAAAGACGGCTCGCCTACCTGGAAGCCAAACCCGTTTTGCTCAGAGGTGCATCGCTTCCGCGATGCTGCTTTGAAAATGCTAGTTGAGCTTGGCATGACACCCGTTGCCCGAGCCCGCATTGGACTTGAAAAACAAAGCACCGACGACTTTACCAGCCAATACATTTCCTAATGATAACCGAAGCCACCGACGACCCTGGACCGCTCACCGTAGCCGGATATGATCCGTATGCAAGCGAATCGAACTGCACCTACGATCCAGTCGCGGGCGAAAAGTCGCTGCGGTATTTCGCTGAGGGTTTGCACCATGTAAAGGGACCGCTCGCCGGTCAGCCGTTCACGCTCGCACCGTGGCAGGCAGATGTCAACCGTTTGATGTTCGGATGGAAGCGACCCGACGGCTCGCGTCGTTATCGCGTGGTGTTTATCTCGGTGCCACGCAAGAACGGAAAATCTACATGGATGGCAGGCAACGCCACCTACGTTCTGGTTGCTGATGCCGAAGGCGGTGCCGAGTGCTACTGCGCAGCGTGCGACCGCGAGCAGGCTTCGCTAGTGTTCAACCTCGCGGCGTCGATGATTCGCAACAAGCCGCAACTCGCGGCACAGTGCAAGATACGCGACAGCCAAAAGCGTATCATCTTCAAGGATAGTTTCTTGCGTGCCATCCCCGCGAACGAAGGCGGCTCGCATGGGTTCAACTCGCACTACATCAACGGCGATGAAATCCACGCTTGGCCGGGACGCGACTTCTACGATGTGCTTCATACTTCGACAGGCGCACGCACGCAGCCGCTAGAAACCTACATCACCACAGCAGGCTATGACCGCAATTCTATCTGCTATGAAATCTACACTTACGCTAAGCAAGTCCGTGACGGAAAGATCGTTGACGATAGTTTCTTGCCGATCATCTACGAAGCAGAGGAAGCCGACGACTGGACCGACCCAGACATCTGGGCGAAGGCGAATCCGAATCTCGGCGTGAGTATTTCGTTGGAGTACATCGAGCGCGAGTGCAAGAAAGCGAAAGACAATCCCGCTTTTGAAAATACGTTCCGACGCTTGCATCTCAACCAGTGGACCTCGCAAGAATCCCGCTGGCTACAAATGGAAAAGTGGAGGAACTGCCCCGGCACCACAGCGGACATTCAGAACGGCGCTGACGTATACGGTGGGCTGGACTTGTCGAGCAATGTTGACATCACCGCTTGGGTGATTGCTCAACAGGTGGGCGACTCGTGGAAGCTGCAAGGGCATTACTTCATTCCAGAGGGCCGGATGCGGCAGGCTGAACAACGCGACCGCGTGCCATATTCTCGCTGGGCCGAGGCGGGATGGGTGACGGCAACGCCGGGCGATGCCATCGACTATAGCTATGTTCACAACCGCATCCTCGCAGACCACGACCGTTACAACTTCGGCTGCGTGGCTTACGATCCGTGGAACGCCGAGCCGACCAGAATCTACCTGGAAGATCGCGGCGTCACGATGCTGAAAATGCGGCAAGGTGCGATGAGTCTTTCAACGCCTTGCAAGGAACTTGAGCGGTGCGTTATCGAAGGCACGCTAGATCACTCGAATGATCCGGTGCTTGAGTGGATGGCAGAAAACGTACAAGTTCGCAGCGACGACAACGGAAACATCAGGCCAGTGAAACCAGACCACCAGAGCAGCGCGAAACGAATCGACGGAATAGTTGCCGCAGTCATGGCGATTGGCGTCGGGCAAATCACCAAACCGAAAGCGGCGTCAATTTACGAAACCGCAGGAATGTTGACATTATGATAAGCACATATTCGCAGCTAGTCGCTACGCCTGGCAGCGACACAATTGACACGCAGATTAGCGCAATGGCATCGGCGCAGACAACCGAAGATTGGTTCTTTGAATCCATGACGGGCGGTTCACGTTCCGACAGCGGCGAGACTGTGAACCCGACTACGGCGCTAGGTCACGGGCCAGTCTGGCAAGCGGTCAACATTCTTGCAGGCGACGTTGGGCAGTTGCCATTTTGGAAGATGATCGAAACCGCAGCGGGCCGCAACAAAGACCGCAACCACCCGCTCAACTATTCGCTGAGCTGCGAGCCGAACCCCTGGCAAACGCCATCGGTGTGGAAGGAAACCATGATGGCGAATTGCCTTTTGTGGGGGAATGCGGTTAGCGTCATACAGCGTTTACGCAACGGGCGGGTGTGGCTGATTCCGTTATCGCCTGACGTTACCGCTTACGAAGAAATCGCGCCGGGTGATTTCGTTATCACCACGCGAATCAATAACGAGCCGAAGGCGTTTCCTTACGAAGATTGTTTCCACGTTCGCGGCTTGCAGTCTAACGGCTTCTGGGGATTGTCGGCGGTTGCCGTCGCCAAGAACGTACTAGGTCACGGGCTGGCGCTGCAAGCTCATGGGAATCGCACATTCAAAAACGACGCAAGGCCGAGCGGCGTGCTGCGTACCGACGCCGCTTTCAACGCCGAAGCTCACAAGAACTTGCGTAAGGAATGGCAAGAAACGCAGGGCGGTGCTAATCGCAACTCGATAGCGATTCTCTGGGAGGGCCTAGAGTTTAAGCCGATGAGCATGAGCAATGAAGATTCGCAATGGCTGGAAGCCCGCAAGCTTGACCGAGAGTTTGTCGCGTCGTTGTTCAACCTGCCGGCGTTCAAACTCAACGCAATGGAAAACTCGGCGGTGCGCGCTAACCTCGAAGAACAGAACCGCGACTATTTTCAGACTAGTCTTAGCCGCTGGACGAATCGATTCGCCGAGGAAGCGAAGCGCAAGTTGCTGACGAAGTCGCAACAGGTGAGCGGCGGCCATTGGTTCAAGTGGTTTCCAGAAGCGTTCCTTCGCGGCGACATTCAAAAGCGAATGACCAGTTACGGCATCGCAATTACTCATCGCATTATGAGTCCGAACGAAGCCCGGCGGCTGGAAGACATGAATCCTTACGAGGGCGGCGATGAGTATTTGAATCCAGCCATCGAACCAGCAGGCGGCGATAACGTCGCGGCGCAGCAAGGCAAGACGGCTGAACTGATCGAGTCGCAGATTGGTGCAGTGCTTGCTATTGAGGCTTATCGAGTTGAGAATGCCGGGCGGACGGCGAAGAACTACGTGGCGTGGGCCGAGAAATTCTACGGCGACGCGGACCTGATGACGATTTGGAAAGAGCGGCTAACGATTCCTTGCGAAGTCGCTAACCTGATTGGCATTGCCGCATCGTGGGAAGAAACATTCGCCCGGCACTGCCGCAATAGTTGGGACGCTTTGCTGACGCTAATGGACTTGGCGACACCAGCAACTCAAGCCGCAGCCGCTAAAGACCGAGCAGCGCACATCCGAACACTAACCAAACAACTCACCAAAGAAATCCTCTCAGGAGAATAGCAATGGCTGAAATACTAATCTACGACGTAATCGGCAAAGGTTTCTTCCCTGACGGTGTAACGCCCGAATCGGTTCACGCACAAATCATGGAAGCGAGCGGCGAAGATATTCTGGTACGAATCAATTCGCCGGGCGGCTTAGTCGCTGACGGAATCACGATTATGAATCTGCTTGCGGGTTACAGCGGCTCGGTGGACATCAGCATTGACGGACTCGCAGCCTCAGCCGCCACCATCGTGGCACTGGGCGGCGAAAGAGTAACAATGGCAAACGGCAGTCGCTACATGATCCACGATCCGTGGGGAGCTACGGTGGGCAATGCAGACGAACATGCCAAGTCGGTTGAAAGGCTAAACGCCACCGCCAACGACATGGCTGAACTATACGCATCGAGGATCGGCGGCGACGCTGACAAAGTGCGAGCCATGATGCGAGAGGAAGTTTGGCTAAAGGCATCTGAAGCAGTTGAAATGGGATTCGCTGACGGCATGGCAGAAGGCGTCAAGTCGCTGGCGTGCAAGGTTCCCAGCGAGTTTGGCTATCGCAACACGCCGAAGAACTGGCGGCAAAGTAGCGAGAAAAACACTACGGGCATGGCTCAGATCGCCGCTAACATCAGGCAGCGGAAAATAGATTTGACAAGGCAGCAGATGAGGGGGTAAACTGCGGGCAACAATTCAACTACTTTTGCGGACGCAATACCAAGAGGCACCGTCACGCAGAAAGACGCAAGCTCACCCCGTTAAGAAACGGCACGACTTGTTGACCATTTTTCCTTGGTCGGCAGTTCGTGCCGTTTTTTCGTTGCGATAGCCGACAACAGCAAAGGCACACCGCAATGAAATCTAAAAGAGAAATCCAAGCTGCCATCGAGCAGCTAACCGACGACGCCCAGGCACTGTCGAACTTAGCGGAGACCGAAGATCGTGAGTTCACGGCGGAGGAAACGGCGTCGTGGGATGCCATTATGTCAGCCGAAGGAACGCTGGCGGCGGCCAACGCATCGCTCGTCAAGGCTGAGAAACTGGAAGCGGAAAAGGCTCGCTTGGCACTCGCACGCCAAGCCCAGAACGCCACGCCGCAACTGTTCGCAGGCGTGAGCATTGAAGGCAGCGGCAACACGCCCGTTGATGCAATGCCCGCGACGTATCGACGCATCGGCAAGTTACGTGCGTTCAAAGGTGCGGAAGGCGAGCGTGACGCTTACGACTCTGGCAAGTTTTTGCAAGCGTTGCTGGGCTACACCAACGGACGACGCGACGAAGATGCTGAGGCGCATTGCCTTGGCCGTGGCTGGGATATCCGAGCCACAGCGACCGAAGGCACACCGAGTGCCGGTGGTTACTTGGTGCCATCGCCGTTGTCAAATGCAATCATCGACGTTCGGGACACGGCGGGCGTTTCTCGTCAGTTGTGCCGCGTGATGCCGATGACATCTGACACGCTCGACGTTGCCAAGAAAACGGCAGGCACCACGGTTTACTATCCTGGCGAGGCCGCTGCAATAACCGACAGCGACCAGACCTGGGGCAACATTTCGTTGAACGCCAAGAAGCGGGCGATCCTTTCCTATATCAGCCAAGAGCTGAGCGACGACAGCATCATTCCAATCATGGACGATCTTGCTTCGCAAATGGGATTGGATTTAGCCATCCAGGAAGATAATGAGTTTATCAACGGCGACGGAACCAGCACCTACGGCAACGTCAGCGGCTTGGTCACTGAGGTAGGGTCGGCTGGAACGGAAACCGGGACGACAACTTCTGCCGATACGTGGCCAGAACTGGCAATCGTGAACTTCACGAATTGCATGGGATTGCTTCCGTCGCAGTATTGGGGCGCGGGCGTTTCGTGGCTTTGCAGTTCGCAGTTCTATTACCAGGTGATGCTCAACCTGATGGTGGACGCTGGCGGCAATGCCGTTAGCAACATCGAAGGCGGTGCGTCGGGCCAACCTATGTTCCTGGGTGCGCCGGTTTCCTTTAGTTCGCAAATGCCAACCGCCACGGCAGTAAGTACGATTTGCACGTACTTCGGGGCGTTTACTCATGGCGTATTGATTGGCGACCGTGGCGGCGTTCGGATTGCTCAAAGCGATCAGTACGCTTTCAACACTGACCGCTTGGCGATTCGTGCGACGACTCGCTACGACATCGTTGCTCACGATGTTGGCGACGGCACAAATGCCGGTGGCGTATGTGCGTTGTCGACTGGTGCGGCTAGCTAGTTTCAGTTTTTCAACAATCATCCCTCGGCCCAATACGGGCCGAGGGATTTTACAGGAGACAATCATGGCAGGTTTAACTTTCTCAAAAGATATCAAGATAGTTGGAGTGCTTTCCGCGCTTGACGCAGCCGCATCAGCAGACAGGGCTTGCAAGGTTGTTGACACGCTAGGATTCAATGGATGCTGTTTCGTTTACCAGAATGGCACAATGGCAGCATCAGCAACCACGGCACTTTCCGTTAGTCGATCCAATGTAGTGGCAAGTGCTACTACGCTGACGGGCGGTGCAGATATCGCAGGCACGCTGCAAAATCTCGTTGCTGCTGACGATGATGTAGTCCGCTTTATCGACATCGCGGTGATGGACGATGCCGAGCGTTACTTGCTGCTGAAATGCGACAAGAACGGGACTAATAATTCCAACGAGACATGCGTTGCGTATCTCTACAACGGATCGGAAAGCCCCGTTACGCACGGCGATGGGACTGGTAACACCGGAGGCACCGGTGCGGTAACTGGCGAGTTTTCGACCACGACAGCCGAAGGCACCGCGTAACCCCCCGCACCTGCCGCTTGTGGCACGTTCTCCAGAGTCGACCACGGGCGGCAGTTTTTACCATGAGCAAATACACGACTATATCCGCCAAGAGCTCGCCCGCTTGCGTTACGTTGGGCGAGGCATCGGCAGCGCTACGCATCAGCGGCAGCGACCTAGATACCGAGGTGCAGTTTTCGCTCGACGCCGCTACGGAGTTTGTTGAGCGTTCGGTGCATCGAGCCCTGCGAGTGTCTTACACAATCGCGGAAATCTACGACGGCTGGCCGATCAATCCGGTAGCGTTTGATTGGCAGCCGGTGAAGTCGATCAGCTCGATCACGTACTACGACACCGCAGACGCATCGCAGACAGTGGCGGCCGCTGATTACCGATTGCTAGCTGAGACTGACGGCGCGGCTGTTCTTGAGTTCGACGCCGATTACTCGCTGCCGGGATTGGCAACCCGCAGCGACGCGGTGACGATCAATTATCTTGCGGGCTATGCCGACATCGACAGCGTTCCGGGATTGGCAGAGGCAGCCGTCAAACTCAAGCTTCGGGATTTATTCGGCGACCTGACGGAGCGCGAAGCGAAGCCGAACGAACGCAGCTTGAAGTCGTTGCTCAGTCAACTTTCCTGGGGCCAATACCGATGAAGCTGCTGTTCGATATTATGGAGCAGACGCCGGGAAACGACCTCGACGGAATCCCGTCCACCTGGGGCAAAGTCGATACCCAGTGGGGAGAGATCAGGCCGTTATCTGGCCGAGAGTACGAAGCGGCCCAGCAGATGCAAAGCTCTGTGACGCACCGAATCCAGACGCACCTAGTAGCCACGGCAAACTCGGCGATGCGGCTCGTTGCAGGCGATCGAGTGTTTGAGGTCGAGAGCGTAATAAACGAAGGCGAGCGCAATCGTTTCCACGTTTGGCGGTGCACGGAAGGCGGGATGTGATGGCGAAGAAGCAGGTCATTGTTACCGGCGACAAGCAACTAGACAAGAAACTCAGCCAACTAGAAACAAAAGTACAGACCAAAATAGCACGCGACGAGCTGAAGAAAGTCACTAAGAAACTTGTAGCCGCGGCGCGAAATAACCTGGGCATTGCCGGGCACATCGACGAGGGGAAGCTGGCCAGAGGAATCAAGGCCGGAGCGAATAAACGAAGCCGAAGCAAAATCGGGCGGCACGTTCGCACATCCGAACGATCTGGCAGCAAGAGCGGATTCGGTGGGGCACAAATAGAGCTAGGCTCCAAGAATCGCAACATGCCAGAGGATAGTTTTCTACGTAGGGCACTGTACGGCAATCAGAAGTATATTCGGGACGAAATCATTAAGGGCATCGAGGGCCACATACGGACGATCGAGGTACCTAAGCCATGATCGAACGAGAGATTAAAAAGTATTTGCACGGATCAAGCAACATCCGCGACGTTGTTGGCAATCGAATCTACCAAGGCCGAGCGATCCAGAATGTACAGGGTGCTCTGTTGATCCTGCGAAACATCACCAGCGAGCGGCACTATTCTTTGTCCGAAGAAGTGGCCACCAAGGCATCAATACTACAGATCGACGCCTACGACGAAACAGCCGTCAAGGCTTACGACCTGGGCGAGCTAGTTCGCAACCGTTTATCTGGTTACACGGGGGCCGCTGGTGACATCACGATATACGGCTCAACGATCATCTCCGAGCGATCAAACGTCGAAGAGCCGGGGAACCGCGGCGATCGTTGGGTATTTGTTTACTCGTTCGATTTTGAACTAACACATTCCCAGACCTCCCCTACTTTTGCCTAAGGATTTAACATGGCTATCGCAACAGGCCAAGGTGCTACACTCGCGTTCGGGACGACCGCGTCCTACTTGCCGTCTTACACATCCATTGGCGGCCCAGGATGGACCAGAGATTCACTCGACACGACCGGCCTAAGCACAACAGGTTCTCGGACTATGATAGGCGCGGACCTGTGGACGATCGCGCCGATTTCTTGCTCGTTTTTGTTTGATCCTTCCTTGCTTGCCACCACCGAAGCGGGGAGTATCGACGATTTACTGTTTGATTCTGGCGACATGACGGCCGATGAATCCTCCATTACGCTGACACTAGGCAACACAGAGGCGTCTACATTCGCCACCAGCGGCCACGTTACGGAGCTACAGATTGAGGAGTTGAGCATTGATAGCCTGATGGCGGCTTCGCTGACTTTCCAGTGGGCATCGGCTCCAACAGTCACTGAGTGAGCAATGCCGATCCACATCGAAGTCAAGATATCGCAGCTAACGGGGCGAAAGCATGGGGTCGTCTCTACCGAGCCGCTCGATGTCATATGGGAAAAACACGGCGGCAAGGCGTGGCGCAAGATCGGTGTTGTTGCGCGGGCCAACAATGCCACGGTGCTGTTTATTCGATTTCTTGATTGCGAATTGCGAGGGCATGTTCGCGGAGAAGTCGAGAGACTGCGACTAGAAACCACTGGCTATACCATTGCAGAAGGATCTGCAAGCGTGCCTAGCCCGGCGTTAGTCGAAGCGTATCACAGGGGCGAACTAAAAAAACCAGCTAAGACAACTATCGTCAGACCTGACGGCGAGCTGTTCGACCAGTCGGGCGACGAGGAACCAGAGGAGGACGACGACGATGAGTGAAACCAATGGCTACACCACAGCCGAAGGTATCTTTTCGGTGCCGGTGAGACGCAGCTATGCCGACAAGACGATCGAAGGGCTCGGCAAGTTTCGCTTGCAGAATCTTCTAGCGTCCGATGTGGTGTCGCTCGAATCGAAGACGACATCAAAAAGCGGCCGAAAGACAGTACTGGCCAAGATCATCGCTGCGCATTGTGTCGACGCCGAGGGCTCGTTGGTATTCACGGACGCAGACATTCCCAAACTGATGGGGCTGCCAGCCTCGCAGGTGCTCTCGCTATCCACTGCGTGCAGCAACCACAGCGGAATCGGTGCCGATGACGAGGACGAAGAAAAAAACTAGAGCGGAATCCTAGGCGGCGGTTTGCGCTGCGTCTAGCCATGAGCCTAGGATTCTATAACGTCGATGAGATGCTAGACAGTGCACCGCTCAAGCAGTTGCGAGAGTGGGAGGCGTTCTATTGGCTGGAGCCGTTTGGCGGTGACTGGTCGAGGACAAGCCTAGCAACGGCCCGCACTATAAATACGCTGCACATGATTGCATCGGGCATGGGCGGGCAGAAGATGGCAGACGCAGATTTAATTGATGACGATGCGTTTGTCCCGCAGCGTGATACTGGGCAACGTGAAAAGCAGATCGAAGAGCAGTGCGCCGAGGCCGATTCTATACTAGGGTTCTGAGATGGCATCACGGGGAAAATTCATAGGCGGGATCAATGTCGGCGTGTCGATGGACACGAAGAAGCTAAATAGAAACATAAAGTCGGCCAGGAAGTCTCTCGTTAGATTCGTGAAAGGCGTGGCAAAGGCCGGGGCTGCAATCGGTGTGCTTGCCGTTGCTGCTGGTGCTGGGATATTCGTAAAGCTAACGCGCGATGCATTTGGAGCGGTTGATTCCCTCGCAAAAGTATCGGACAAGATCGGAATTTCGACTGAAGCGCTGGCGGGACTACGGCTAGCATCTGAGGAAACGGGTGCCAGCGCTACCGTACTGGATAAGGCCCTGGTAAACCTAGTCAAGACAACCAGCGAAGCAAACCAGGGCGTCGGCCTGGGCGTTCGGGCCTATAAGATGCTTGGCATTAATGTCGAGGCGCTCAATAAGCTTTCCGCAGATAAGCAATTTCTCAAGGTAGCCGAGGCGGTAGCGAAGCTAAACAACAAGCAAGATCAACTTGCGGTTACGATACAACTACTCGGCACGCGAGGTGCCGCACTAATTAACACGCTGCGACTTGGCAAGACGGGCCTCAACGAAGCGGCAACCGCAGCTAAGAATCTTGGCATTGCCATAAGCAGGGAGTCGGCGCGAGGCGTAGAGCGTGCAATCGATGCGTTCGGTCGATTGAAGTTGGCGATCGGTGGTATAGCGACGCAGGTCGCGATAGGTATTGCGCCGGCCCTAGAAGACATGAACAAGCGACTAACGGAATTCCTTACAAGCGGCGGCAAGGCGAAATTAGTTGGGGAGGCGATAGGGGAAGCTTTCGATAACTTGTCGGAGTCTGTCAAAGGCCTCGGCGAAACGTTTACCAACCTATCTAAGGATTTGGCCCCGCTAGTGCAAATGGTTGGTTCACTTGGGGAGCTAACTAAGTTAATCGCCCTTCCACGCTTACCGAGCAAAGACAGCGGTCGTTCCCTGGGCGACAAAAACAACAGAGGCCCTTTATCTGAGATTTACCGGGGGTGGAAGTTAAGTGATATGCAAGGCACGGGCTGGCCCCCCAGAGTATCGGCTGAAACTGACATCGGCCCAAGGCGGACAGCAGCGGGGCCAAACAATAGGCAATTCCAAACGCGGGAATCGATCGCTGGGCATCAAGTAAAACAAGCGACGGCGATGGCTAGAGAGTACGGGCCAATACTGGGCAAGGCACTACTGGATAAAGCCTTCGAGATGTACCGGACAGGCGAGAAAAACAAGGGGTTCGCTGTCGGTGCTATCGATAAAATACGCGACGTGGTCGGCGGCAGCGTTGGAAAGTTTAGGTCGGGCGCATTGGCGGCCGCGGCAAAAGCGCAGATAGGGCTGCTAGGCCTCAAGAGAAAAGCCCTACTATCCGCAAGGCTACCGGACCAAGGCGGCAGCCAAAGGGGCTCACTGCAATTCACGCGAGCCGGATCGGCCGAGTCATTCCGCCAGCGGGCAAGGATGCGTAATCAAAGCGATGAGATGAAGTTGAGCAAGGCGCGCAATAAAGAGTTGGTCTTAATCAAAGAAAAACTAGCGGCGCCAGTCGTACTACAGCCGGCAAATCTATAAATGGCGAACACCTCAAATCTAATCGGGATACAGTCGCAGAGTTTTGACAAAGAGGGGCAAGACACTTTTACGCTGCGGTACCAGGTAGAGTTTGACGCGATCCAGACAGACCCCTACGTTGCCCTGCCGCTGGCCAAGTTGGCGACACCGGACCCGGTGCCATCGCTGCGGTCGGTTTATCCAGGGCGCAGTAATATTTTCGTCTCGACTATCAGCGTGACGGTGGCCGACGAGAGTAGGTCGGTGTTTAACTATGATGTCGCATATGCAGTACCGGCCCCAAACGAGCAAGAGCCAGCCGGACAAGACGCAGACCCCAGCAACCGGCCCGGCCGTAGGAACATAGAATACATTGCAACGGAAAACCCAATAGTTGAAGCACGAAACGTAGAGGGGCTGTCTCACGGCGACGGAAAGGGCGGCAATAGAGCCGCCAGTACATTAGGCCCGATTGTGAACGCTGCTGGCAAGCGAGCCGACGAGTCGCTAATGGAAACCACCTACGAGGGGGTCTTGGTCTTCGAGAAAAACTACCCGACGATAGGCGCAATCGATGCCCTGAATCAAGACTACGTAGGGACAACTAATAGCGCCGCGGTTTTGGGCTACGATGCCCGGCGATTAAAATACTTGGTCACGGAGTCGCTGGGGCAATTATTTGAGGGCGAGAATGAGTACTGGCCGGGGCTCACGCGAGTAGCAATTAAGAAAACGACCGATCTCATTATTGATAATGTCGGCTATGACTACTGGAAAGCTAAGAATGTTTTCGCGAATCCACCCGATCATGAGGAGGGTTGGATAAGGGCCAAGGATCTGAACGGCGACGATATGGCCGAGCCGATCAATCTGAAACTAAATGGCGACAAGGGCGGCAATCATACCGAGGTGATCACCTACCGCTACCTAGAAGAAAAAGCATACGGGCCGTTGTTTACATAAGGAGCAGAAAAATCGCAACCAAACGAAATATCGGCGCGGCCCAGGCTGTCGCCCAAGTCGACCTAATCACAATCGGCGGAAGTGTAACGGCAAGCACGGACACGGTAACCGTAACGGTCGACAACAAGGCCGTCACGCTAACATGCGGCGCTACGATGTCCACTACCGCGGCTGTAGCGGCTGGCCTAGCTGAGCTACTCGGCGCAACCCAGCATGACGAGCAATACTTCACGGCCGACATGACCGCCAACGCAGGTGGATTTGAATATCCTCAATACCGCGACATAATCGCGACCTCATCAGGCAGCGTGGTTTCGCTGACAAGCAAAACACCTGGCGTACCGTTTACGGCGACGGTAGCCAAAACCGGCACGCTGACAGCTACGCAC